TGCTAGTTCAGATGAAAACTTCTTTGTTGATCTACCCTTTTACTTTTACAAACATCCAGAACTTGCTATACCCCTATGTGCCATAAACAAGCAAGAAGTTGAGGTTGAAATTACACTTAGAAAACCGGAAGAAATCATGGTTGACATTGACGGTGATCGTGTTACGTCACCCCCCGATATACACATTAAGGACTTTAAACTCTCTACAGAAGTTGTGTTTTTGGATAAAAGTGAGAGATCCAAGATGCAGAAGATGAAGAAGGACTACATCATAACACAGGTACAACAGAATGTATTTGATGTGGGTGTAGGCATTAATGAGGGAACGTTCAATCTTGACTTTAGAAATCCAGTCAAGGAACTCTACTTTGTGATTCAAAGACAAGGTACTAGAGGTAATGGTGTATCACAGGGTAACTTCGTAACACCATTTGATTACGATAATACGGCTCTCACGGCTGACAACAAGCGCATTCTTTACGAGAACCTCAATTATCTCACTCTAAAGTTTGATGGTCAGGACATTATTACAGAAGAAACTGGCAATGTTCTTATGTTGAAAGCTGTCCAGGCGGCGATACATCACTCCAAGACACAACTCATTAGGAGATTCTATTCTTATAGCTTTGCTTTACAACCAGAGGAGGCTTATCCAACTGGGCAGGTGAATATGAGTAACGTAAAAGAGCAAATACTCCACCTAAGTCTAACGTCGTGTCCAGATTTTGCCAGACAAATTCGGGTCTACGCAGTAAACCACAATATTCTCCGTGTTGGTGAGGGAATTGCGCAATCTCTTTTTACTCTTAAATACTAAAGATGAATATGCAAAGTGGTTTTGGTGATGCTGGAGACAGAATGGCTGAACAGTACATTGAAACAATGACTAACATTCTTCTTCCTGTTTTTGAAAAGGGTACCCTACTCGCAGCCGAATATTGCAAGGCTTGTGGGAGAGACACGTTACTCTCAGAAGACATGGAATATGCGATGAAATACTGTGCTATGAACGCAGTTGGTGAGACTGTTGGAACTATGTTCCCAGATCTATACGAAGACGAAGATGACTCTGATGATGAGGAAATGGAGGTTGTAGACTCAAACGAGTGTCCCACATTTGAGAGATACTCAGGCGTAGATCCACAGTTCATTCGAGTTAACGAGGCATACGATCGCTGGGATTCATGGGTGCCACAAAACCCGACAGAACAGATGTTAAAAAATGCTATTAATAGTAATGAGCCAATGGGAGCCTGAAGGTTGGAACTTTGACGATTCTGGAGTAAAACTTCATGTTTATGGTGATAACGATTCAGACAGCAGCTCTAGCGGAGATATATCAGGGGACGATCAACTCTTTGCGAATTCAAAAAACGTTAAAAAAACCAAGTATAAAAAAATTGAAAAGGAAGAATTGTTACCAGAATAAATAATTTTCCTAACCTATAGTATACTACTCACGATGAAGGCGGCTATGCAAACTGTCACCCTTGTTACCCAGGAACTGGAGACCCAGTCTCTCAATGCGATTGTTGCTGGTTTCTCTTTCGCGGCGGCGATGTCCTGGATGGATGTCGTCCGTTTCATCATTAACCAGGTCATTAAGGTGCCCAAGAATGGTGGTACCCAGTACGCGCTCACCGCGGTGCTTACTACCCTCCTCTCTATCGCGGTCTACATGATGATCTCCACCGTGTCTACTCGCGTATCCAAGCCTGCTCAGCCCGTCTATGCCATTACCCGCTAAGTGGGTGGGGCTTTAGATCCCCCTTTCATAAGAAACATCAATACAATACCGAAGAAGGCAATAATGCCTATGTAAATATAGACTTCCTGGTTGTACAGAATCTCGCTTCCCAGATTCTTTACTTTCTCCTTTTTCTTCTCCTTTTTCAAAAACTTGTCCAATGGAACTTTGGTTAAACCCTCAAGCTTGTCCGTGGAACACTTAATCTCAAACTTTAGAACGTGTTCGGTGTTACCAACTTCATATGTTGTGAGAACGCCGTTATTCATGTACAAAAATTCAATTCCTATATCTTTGATAACCTTCTGTGGTCCTGAGTGAAATCGGTGTACGAGGGGATCATCAGAACCGTTAAATGTTATACTGGTTGTACCATCGAGAAGGATATGACCAGTGTAATGTGGTGTACCCGTTTGACCACTATCTTGGGGTCTCCCCACATACACAGATTGATTGAGTTCGTCTGAACCTGAAGACAGTCTCAAAATTAAGGAATTGGGTGAAGGTGATTGAGGTGTAGGAATACGTGCAGACACGAGTCGTATCTCCTCGACGTGATATATGGGATTTTCTAACGCAATGACGTAGTTGTTAGAGTTTGGGTATACACTCGAATCACGCTGACTACTATCTATGCTTAGGGTATGGACCTTCATTAAAATATAGGCACAATATTTTAATGAGTGTTTTCAACAGTTTGAGACAAATATCTAACGATAGAGAGCGTGTGAAAGAGGATTGTTTTCCAGTTGCCTGGCAGCAATACCAAGATTTCTGGAGTTGGGGTTTTCGTTACCCTTGTAAGGGTTAAACTGGTGGAAAGTCTTGTTCTGGTACTGTTGAGTCCATCCACCATTGGCTGCGTTCATGCGTCCATCAATGCGTGAGGTGTCACTGCGAACCGCGGTAAGTTTACCACCCTGCTTGAGGGCGCTCTCACGAACATTCATACGACCAGCGTTGCCCATCCTGTTTGGCTTGCCTCTACGATCTTCTGGGCGGAAACCATACTTGGCGAGTTCCTCGTTGGTCTTAGCACTGACCCGGCTCGCAGCACCAGTGGCGTAAGCACCGTGGAAACTGTGAATACCTGGGGCTGGTTGGTTGTTGTACATGTACTGCTCATCGTTGCGATCAGCCTTGAACCTCGTGGGATCTTGGGCGAGCGTCTGAGCCGAAACCATACGCTTAGCACCATTGTACCCTAAGCCATCATTGCGCATACCAGTTTCGGAACGGTTGGTGGTTCTCTTAGTTCTCTCATGCTCGTTACGGGGAACGACACCAGTCATGCCCTGAGCGCGACCAGCCATAGTAGGTAACCTAGAGGGTAAGTAGGAGGTTGTCTCGGGTTTGTTATGAGTAAGTTGACCAACCTTCGCAGAGCGACCACCGGTAACATCCGCAGCTGGACCAGAACGTCCTGGTAAAGTTGTAAGACGGTACTCACCAACATTGATAGGATTGACCCTAAACATCTGTTGATACCCACCAACAGCTGGCACATTGGCGTCAACACCTAAACCTGGGCCGACCAGTTGCTTCTCTACTGGAGAAAGGTTATTCATACGCCCCTGATCGAACATACGACCACGCATGTCAAGTAATTCTTGTCCACCACTTCGTTGCTGACGACCAATATCCGCGAAACTTGCCATCTCCTTCTTGGATGGGACTTCTACTCGGGAAACAAAATCATTCTCTTTGAATGTGGGAGGAAGAGCGGGACCAGCCCCACTATCATTTGCTAATGTGATATTTGCCTCTGGACTATAGTTTTCAGTCTTGGACTTACTTAAAGTCCTTCCAGCATAAACGAGACCAGCTACGGCTAAAACCGAAATAGGATCAGCCATTCTTATTTCTTACTGATATTTTTATTAACGTATCTTTTCTGGAAAAGACCATTTTGAAGATCGGCGCGGGTGCTGGCGGGTTCATATTTGATGGTGCGGAGAGGGACCTTGCATTCCATGTTGGACAGAGGGAAAAGATTGCGCTCATACGTCTGAACGATGTGCTTGTTGAAACGAGAAGTAGATTGAGGTCTAAGTTCGTCACTCGTATCGATGTATTTCGCTGGGGCACCCTTACCAGCCATATAAGGTGCGGTACCATACAACATAGTGTTGGGACGGGATCCGTAATTTAATTGACTGGGCTGAGGGTAAACGAAAACTTCATCGGTAGCTTTAACGGGTGGGACAGCACCCCTGTTCTCAATAATAGAAAGACCTGGTTGAAGCTGGTACGCCATTTATTATTACACAAGAATATTAATCTAACTATACGTTCCGCCACCGCCCCTCACGCGACCACCACCTCGGAGACCTCTGACATCTCCATCGGAACCAATTCCAGCAAAAGCCTCTAATTGAACACCCCTCGCATCAGGGTTGCAAAACTTCGAATCACTCTTACACATGGGAGCATTCTTGGGACCATACAACCACTCAGCAAATTTGGTTTGATCGCCTGGAATTTTCGACACTGGCGCAGTAACAAACTGGCGCTCGAAAGCGTTACGCTTGTACATGGGTAAAGTGGAACGAGAACGTCCAGAATCATACGAAACCTGATCACCGCTGAATTTTTTAATTAAAGGCTGGGCTGTGGCATAATAGCAGGCTTCCAGACGATTTGGGGCATCCGTGTAATCTGTCATGAGCACGTTACCGAGGGGATTCTCCTTGGTGGGCTTCTGACATACATCCGCTTTGTCTGTGGAACCATATGGCTCCTTGACAAGTTTCGCCTTGTACATCACATAAATGATAGATAACATCGTTGCGCCTAGAACGAATATACGAGGATCCCGACGAATCACGAATAAAACACACATGGTGTAAATAATAAATCGTGACGCCGAATTGATCCTATCCTCTGGTGTTTGTTTGCTGTTAGGCCAGAACTCTAGAATTTTTTTATTACTGACAAGTTGTTGAGGATCTTCGAACCAAACTTTCATTTAATATAGATGAGGTTTATTTTTTGGGGAGACGGCGAGTACCATTCTTTTTAGGAGCACCCATATCCATACCAGCCATCATACCAGACATAGAACCCATCATCTTCATGAGTGCATCCTGATTAATATCACCACCGTCACCTGACGCCATCTTATCAGCCACATCCTTGGCCATAGCCTCAATGGCGGTGAGGGTATCCTCGGGTACAGATTGGATGGTGGTTCCTAGAATGTACAAAGTTTGGAGATACTGCCAAACGGCATCCTTGGTACCATCAGTCATACGCTTCCACAGATTAATGATATCCATTTCATTGAGAAAGTCAATGTCCTTGGAATGAACGAGGATGAACTGTTCATCCTTGGCAGAAACACTATCTGCGTGGGGTTTAACACTGTCCATGAACCCATTAACTAGGAGACGAGGACTTGTACTCTTAATAAGATCGAATGAGGTTAACATCTTCTTAATGCTTTTTTCATCTGGAAAAGTCTTGTGCAATTCCACAAGAAATTGCCCCATCATGTCATTAAACGCAGTGACGGACGCCATTTTCTTAATAGTACGGTGTAATCTTTAAGTTAGAAAGGGTCGTTAGAAATAACCTCTTTTTGACCAAGGCCGTTAAGTACAATTACATATACGAGAATTGCTACGAGAACAGCTGGTTTGGTGTATTGATTCATTTCTAATTTACCTTCATTATTCAGATACGCTTTCAGGTGAATATAACCCGCTGTTGTAGCACCGGCAATTAGGCCAGCATATACTGGGTCACGTAAATAGTCGGAGAGTTCCATTTAATTATAACCAACTTTTTTTGTACGGTAGTCTGGTGCGTCACCAAATAAAACATCATCTTCCTGCTGAGGCTGAGGCTGAGGCTGTGACTCCATTGGAGGCTCTTGTGGTGGTTCAGATGTTTGAACGGTTGGTATGGTTTTAAACTCATTATCGAATTCACCTGGCTCCTCCATCTCAGGATTTCCCATTGGCTGCATTTCCTGGAGTTCCTCTGGGGCGGGTTCCATACCACCTTCTGGTTCCCCCTCCCCATCAAAGACGTCAGGATCCTCTGTATCTTGAACATCCCCATCTAAATCTATGTCTCTAGACTCTTGGGACATGTACGTCTGTAAAATCTGTTGAACTGGGATTAACTCCTTCACGGAGTTTTCAATAGCTGTACAGAAACGAGTAGTTAACTTCTCATCTCGGTGGTAGATGCTCTGATCTTCATGGAAAACGTAGGGATCCCTGTAGAGATCCTTGGCGATGTTATTGTAGCAGGTTTGAATGAAAACCTCGTTTGTTGGTAGCTTTAGGGAGATCTTCTTGTTGTCAGCCTTAAGGCGGACCGCAGAGAGAATCTTTGTACAGGCAACAAAGACAGCCGCTAAAAGATCACTAAACCAAGCGCATCGGTTTGCGATGTTATCAGAATGCTGTTTAGACATAGCGTTAGACCAGTTTGGAACTTCTTGGAGTAACTTCTGAAACATCATGAGATGCTTCTTCCCCTTGGAGAGAGTATGAGCCTCCGCATACATATCATTGAAAACGTCAATCATAGGTGGACACATAATAATGCACATTTGTCCGAGATATTCCTTCTTCGCCTCGACGAGCACATTCAAATTGTCCATTTATGATTAAGTGGGTTTTAAAATTCAATATTTACTACGCACTTCCCCTGTATTTGTTAGCTATCTTCTTAAGATTCATGAGATTAGGAAAGTCTACATCCTCTTCGGTATAACTTTCACGTTCTTTCTTCTTTTTTGGTACCACCCAAGACACATAAATGTCGTATTCACTTATAAGTTGTACAGTGAAGCCACCAAGTTGAAATTGTCTAACAACATAACGAGCGGCGGCCCCTCTATCAAAAACTGGGTATCCTATCAAAATTACTGGAACCGTTAAGAATATCTGTTTATGACCAAGTTCTACACACTGTTTAATCTTCGATGAAAATTGTTCGTAAATTTTTGTATAGATCTCTTTTCGTATTCTTTTTCTCTTATCATCAATTTGTATTATGTCATTGATGTTGATCATTACAATTAGCTCAATTTATTTTTTATCAAATCTAACTCACCAACATTAGGGACTGCACTTTCCTTAACGAGTTTGTAATCGATAAACTCTTTACCCATAGAACCCTTGGTGTACACCTTTACTTTATCGGGTGCCTGGTCACTGAGGGGCTGAGAACGAAGAGAAATTAACTTAAGTTTTCCATTGCTGATGCTAAAAGTTGATATGACAGCGAAACCGAAGGAGAAACCATCGTTACGAACCGCCATGAAAGTGGCTTCATAGAGTTGACCAGTGGTACCCTCATACACCTTAACGGACTGAGTTTCAATGATATAAGTGGAAAATCCAAGACGCTTGTTCATTTCCTTGTTTGTTTGAAGAACCAATTTCTCCATGGTATCGTGGTCAACTTTACCCTCAATCTGAGAGTAACCGGAGAGATCTGGTCTGGGGTCGTTAAGTTTAACATAATCAACAGGCTTCTTGTACCCTGAGAATCCAAAGGTCTCTGTGAAATTTTCACGCCTGATCATAGTCAGGATGAGTAACATAAGTAAAACACCGATGACGATCTTGAATGAATCCATCTTTACTATAATGCGTTAATTTTTTTTTACAAAATACCCCATATACTAGTAGATGTCTCTGTTGATATATAGCCCGAGGTGTAAGCACTCTATGGATATCGTCCAGTATATCAATGGTAATCAGCAATTGAAACAATTAATACATTACCACAACGTGAACACACAGGGTATACCTCCCCAGTATAAGACTAAAATAAACCGCGTACCGACCATGCTCACCAAGAATGGAAAGATCCTAGTTGGTGGTGAAATAAAAAACTGGCTCGACTCCCTTCTACCCAAAAAGGATATTGAACACGCTGGATTTGGTGGTGGTGTGTGCTCAATGTCAACAATAGATGGAAATGATAGAGATCCGAACATGTTTTACATAGATAACTACGGTCAGTCTCTTCAGCCAGCTATGACAAAGGAACTAGAGGATAAAATAAGTAGAGACGTCAATAAAGGAGAAGTTTATACAGATTTAAAGATGTAACGCGTTTTTTGAATAGTCATGAAATTAGTTTCTATACAAGCATCAGCCTTTAAGTCTACTTTTGAAGTTTTAAAGGATATTCTAAACGATGTAAATATCTACTTTCGCCCACAAGGTATGTACATAGTTACCCTAGATACGGCGAGGACATCCCTCATTGACCTGTTCCTAGCTGCTGATAACTTTGAGGAGTATCAATGTGATCAAGAGGAGATAATCGCTGGTATTAACATTTCCAACACCTTCAAACTCATGAAAACGATCACAAATAATGACGTCATCAAACTTGAGATTAATTCCAAGGAGTTTATGGATATTGAGATTACGAGTGAATCCAAGAAGACGAGTACTAAATTTCAACTCAAACTTTTGGATATTAACGAAAATAGCATAGAAGTTCCTGATGTTATGATGTCTACTATCACGACTTTACCATCGGCGGATTTCCAAAGACTTTGTCGTGACATGTCCAACCTTGGTTCAGAAATTGAGATTAAGAGGGATGGTAAACTTCTTCATCTTTCATGCATGGGGGATTTCGCAAATCAGGAAACCTCGATTGAGTGCCCTGATGACAGTCCTAAAATCGCAGGTTTATACAGTCTAAAATACTTAAATATCTTTACAAAGGCGACGAGTATGTGTGCGTCTGTGCAAATTATACAAGAAACGGGTAATAGATTCCTAATCTTGAAATATAATGTCGCGAATTTAGGAGAGCTTAAGTTTTACCTAGCCACTAAGGTATCCGAAGATCATTAATAAAACCAGTTGTGGTTGAAACTACCTTCTTCATACCTATTCCGTTCGTTAAAATAATGTTAGGAAGTTCATCGTTTAGATACTCGGGTTCATAATATAAAAAATCAGTCAGTGAAACCTTTTGTCCATGGAAATCGTTCCTAGGACCGGCGTACCGTTTCACCTTTTCAGTAATGTTTCTAATTGGCTTATCATCATGGTCAACTATCCAAACACTACTCAAAGGGATATTAAATTTCATACCACTTTGTTCTTCTTCACCTGGTGTAAAGTTGATGTCGTTAGATACAGCTGTGTACACACGACCGTTGAAATAATACTTAATTCGTAGAATGATGTGCTCAACATTTTGGGGTATCGTTGTATTTCTAAAATCTTCGCCTGTGACATCTACGTAGAAGTTATCCAATATACCATCCCAATCCTTACTTTCCTTTTCCCAGAACTCATCCTCCACTAAATACTTCATGTCAGTGTTTATTGTATATTCAATTTCTTCTGACACGATACTGTAATCATTTGGAGTAACAAGTTTTTTATAAAAGAAGTAAAGGTTACTTAAAAGTTTGACCAACATCCTTATATAAGAATGGAAGGTAATTTTTTAAGTAGATATAACAACAAGGTGGAAGAATGGACTGAGCTTATTAAGAATGACCCTATAAATAAATCCAAATATGAAAGAGAAATGTCAGATTACATGATAAAGTGTATGCCTTTTATTGAAAGACATATGACTGATGAGACTGAAAAAACACATACAGATAACGTATTTAACCTAAAAGAAACTGTCGGTTTAGCTAGGAAAGATATTTTTACTGATTATCTAGTTGAAGTGGAGAATAAGAATATATCTAGACCAGTGGAGAGAACGATTGAGATGTGTTCACACTGTGAATATAGTAATATCATTCTCGTTCAAAATACAAGTGATTTGATATGTGATGGTTGTGGTAGAGTTGTTGCAGCCCATATAAACGAAGAACTTACATATCGTGAAGAGCAAGAGACATCTGAGAAGATTGTAAACTATTCATACAAGAGAGAAAATCACTTTAACGAATGGCTGTCACAATTTCAAGCGCAAGAAACAACGACTATACCACCAGAGGTTATGGAACAACTTAGATCAGAACTCAAAAAGATGAAAATCAAAAATCTTGAGGATATTACCCACGCAAAAATACGAGGTCTCCTCAAGAAGCTTCGCCTCAATAAATACTATGAGCATGTACCTTTCATAGCCAATATACTTAGTGGTATTAAACCGCCAAATATGCCATCGGAGTTGGAGGAGTGCCTACGTTTAATGTTCAAGGATATCCAACGACCATTTGATGATAATTGTCCAACCGAAAGAAAAAACTTTTTGAGTTACTCTTATGTACTCTACAAGTTCTGTGAGCTTCTTTCCGAAGATGAATATCTTCAATACTTTCCATTGTTAAAATCAAAGGAGAAACTTTATCAACAAGATGTCATATGGAAGAAGATCTGCCATGACCTCAAGTGGGAATTTATTCCCACAATATAGTAGATGGCAGTCATTTTTATGCTCAGTACCAATGGGTATCTCAGTCAACATGGATACGTAGATGTCAAGAAGAAAACCAAACTTTCTAGACATCGTGCGTTGATGCGAGTTTTCCGTTCAGGTGAATCACCATTACGTTTATTTCGAAGACTTCATGCACTCGTGATTCTTTTCAAAAACAAGGATCCTAAACTTTCCAAAATTTTTAAAGAGGACAGGAATTGGGTTAAGAAAAAGTTGATGTAGAAAAAGATCTTTATCTTCTAAAAAAGATTTTTCGAAAAAATAATATTGAAATATATTAATGTGGTTACTCTTAGGATTAGCACTTTTGTTAAACACTCTTGTTGGGAGATTCATATCTAGGGTAAGGGGTGAGGGTTTTGGTGGAAAAATTAGAGATGTTGGATTTGATGTGTTACCTGACCTTACCAAGTATGAATTCCTTCATGATGTGACGTTGATTGTACCACTTGTTCTTTTGGTTCTTAATTGGAACAGGATAAACCAAAATGGGTACATATCCTTCTTGACAACTATGTATTTCATGAGGGCTCTCTCAAATATGGTGACCCAATTCCCTCGTGCAAAGTCTAAACCATGTAATGAGGGTAGCCCGCTTTCCAACTGTAACGATTACATGTTCTCTGGGCACACCACCTTCAACATAGTCACTTCATACTTCTTGAAGAATGGTATGTTCCCCATTTACCCCATACTTTCATCCCTTACAACAATTTCTACGAGGGCACACTATAGTGTTGATGTTCTTATGGCTTGGATTATCTTTTTCGCACTTAAGTGTAGGATTAAAGCTTAGATTATAAGCATAAACAATGACATCCGACGACGAACAACTCCTTTTCGCACTTTATGAATTTGAAAATGCACGTCCACGTGTACTTTCTTATCTAGAGCGTACATACGAAGATCCTGCGGTCCAACATTGTATAGATCAAGCTAAACATCATCTAAAACTGGTGCACGAACTCTTGGAAGGAGCTGTGTTAAATCCGCAGACACATTACGATGATGCTCGTACATTTTATCAAACGCTTTGGAAAGTTCTCCCTCTGATGACTTTACTTCAATCTTTCGAACCTCAACCTCCCGATCCGGTTGAAGAGGGAAGTTCACCAGATACGCCGTCCTCAGTCCTGTCAAGTCAAGATATTTTTGAGCCTGTAACTCCATTCCATCAGTCAGAGCCCTAATAGCTTTTAGTTCTACTATTGTAGTGTCATCTATGATAATATCAGCTCTCAATTGTCCAACTACATGACCCCTAAACCTTACCAATATATGTCTCTCAGATTCATATGGAACTCTTTTCTCCCTTAGATACACTTCAGCAGCATTGTGATATACTCTCTCACTGTAACCAGGACCCAGTTCAGAATATATCTCCTTCATCATATCTTCTATATTTATAGACGTCATCTATAAAGAAATGTTTAATTTTCTCTATATATGTTAAGATGCCCCAGTCAAGTGGTTTTTTCAAGACTGTTGCGAAAAAAACTGTAAGAGATCGTGAATTGGAACGAATCATAGCGCGAATAACTAATCTGAACGCATTCACTAACAATGTTCGAAAAAATCAAGCCGTGAGAAAAATACAAAAAGCTTGGAGATCCGGAAAAATGAGGGAAAGGATGCGAGTTCGACAACTTGTGAGAAATTTACAAGCTGGTATTGTGGATAATCTCGCCAATGAATTGAATAAACTCAATTTGACAAACAAAAATAACAATGGAAATGTCATTATGGCTAACGCTCCCCCCCTTCCTAAAAAGAAGCGTAAAAGTGCTAATAGTAACAGTAACAGTAACAATAATCAAGCTAAGGCATACAGAAAGAGACAGGTGAATCTACCTAATATAAACATTGGTGGTGGAGGCATGGGCTGTGGATACGCGGGTATTCCAAGGTATATGCAAAGAGCACAAGAAAGATTTGACAACGCGAATGTGGTGTCAGCCTTCCTAGACTACACTATCGCCACTAATCAATACGGTATATTGAAGAATATATCCAAAATATTGAACAGACGTGGTGCGGCAAATACATCTTCTAGAATTTCCGCGGGTAAGCAAATTCACTTCTTCATGGTTGGTATACGGGATGTGGACAAGGCACACGCAATCAGTGTCTTAGTTGATCCCGGTGTTCATACGAATGAATTTAGGATGTGGGTATTTGACCCCCATGGTCAGGATTCTAGGGGTTCTATTTGGGGTACAACTATGCGTCAAAAGGTAGTACCAATCATTAAGGATTTATGGGGTTCAAACTTCGCGGTTAGATACTACAATGGTCCCAACTTACAAGCGGACAATAATAGGGGTGTCTGCACAACCTTCTACGTTACTTTCATGGACTACATCCGCGCCCTCATAGCTGGAGAAAACATCAATGGGATAACTCGTTTTGCGGCACAGGACTCTACTGCTAGAAGAAAATACTTCTTAAATTTCCCTCCCGAAATTAAGAGTTTAGTTGTAGTTAAAAACAAAACGCGATAAAGTCTCAGTGTATAACAGGTTAGTGTCAATGAAATTTAGACTCATGCGCCCAAATATGGCGATAAGAAAGAAGAGAATAAAACTTTCTCGTGAAGTGGTTCACGATTTGAAAGAAGTGAGTAAATTATCTTCTTCCAAACAATGGGAATTTGCGGGCAATATTGAGTACAAAAATTTCAAGTTTAGTAAACCAAATATTGTTACATCAAAAAAACGAAACCGTGTAGAAGGTCCTGAAATTGACGAGGTTTGGTATTCTGAAATGTCATTTCATACACACCCAGGTATCGGTCATCATGATGGGACTGTATGTCAGAATACACCAATATTCGCAACTCTCCCCAGTAATGCGGATTTTGATGCATACATAAAAGGGTTTCCTGAAATGCAAGTCAATATAATTTGTGACTCACACGGGTACTACGTTATTAACATCCTTAAATCAGCGTACATGAGAGCATCACCCTTACCTGAGGCTGTACACGAATATATGAGAAAGGTACGCAGTAAGCCGTTCATGCGTATATGTGTATTTTCCGATAATGGAATTGAATATTTTCAAACCACTGTAAAAAACTGGAAAAGAGAAATTAATGAGTACATCGACCCAGAAATGATGAAACTTTTTGGAGTATCAATTCGTTATTATGGATATGACGATGATCCCCCAATTGTTACTGTCTATCGGGATATAGACGTAGTATAGCATCTTCTAATTCATCCACTTCATACCAAGCCCAATGACATTCTGACGAGTCCTTGTCAATCTTACAAATTTCCTGTGCTTCTTTTATCGCTTCAGTAAAACGAAAACGAAGTCTCAGATTCTCCTTAATTGGTCTCACCTCTACGATACTTGGTCTCTGATACATATTCTCAAGAACATTCCGCCGAGTCTTTGCCAATTTTATTTTGTACAAACTATTTTCAGAGAAGGTTGCTACACATTTCATACTTTATGAAGGTATTAAAGTTTTAAGTTGATAATAAAACATAAGATGTCCTCTTACAGCGTTGAACCTTGTAACTTCAAGTACCGTGTATCCTCTCTCGAGAAGGTTGTAGATGGCGATACCATTGATGTGAACATCGACTTAGGTTTTGATGTATGCACAAAGCAGCGCGTTCGCCTACTCGGTATTGATACCCCCGAGTCCCGTACATCTGACAAGGAGGAGAAGGTCTTTGGTCTTCTCTCGAAGAAAAAGCTAAAGGATTGGTGTCTCAAGGCTGTTGCATCTGAGAAGGATGACGTGGAGATCGAGCTCAGATGCCCAGAGGCTGATTCTAGGGGTAAGTTTGGTCGCGTACTCGCAGAGGTTTGGGTTTCAGAGGATGGTGTATGGACCAATGTGAACAAGTGGATGTGTGATGAGGGTTATGCGGTACCCTACGCGGCACAAAATAAGTCTGAAGTTGAAGGACTTCACCTTGAAAATCGTAAGAAGCTTATTGAAAGGGGTGAGATTACAGTTTAACGCTTTCGTCTTCGTATATAATAAATTATGAGAATAATGATTAAAATGGAAAAAAGTATGAGTTGATCTTCAAACACGTAATCTATTATCAGATTTGGGTTGGCTAGTAAATATGTAAGATCACTTCTATTAAAAATTTGAGTGAGAGACATGTTGATACCGTGCCCTTGTGTAGCATGCCATGACCAAGGTGGAATCATAAGACTGTCACCTGGTTGAAGCGTCACTTTGTATACTTTCATTTTGCTATGGTCTAATTGAAAGAAATCCTCCTTAGCAAAATTAGATTTACCCATGTGAAAGATGCTATTTTTATGGATATTCGGGTTATCATAATTGTTAAAAATATAAACCGTTTTACTTCCAAATAACTGGTTTAGTACAAAATCTGAATTCACGTGTAGATGTAAACCACTCGCATGATCTTTTCCCAAATACAACATAAGCGCCTCAACCTCTTTAGGCTCGGTATTTGGATTTCTCAATGCTTCTAGTAGCTTTTTTGGTATTTTATGTTCAAATAGATCAACTTCTGCGCAGTATAAACGAGGTGATAGATCCTGTTTCCAATGTTTAAATAGATTTGGTAGAGTGCTTTTACCCATATCTGCGGAGGTGGTTTCTGTTTCGTGTGTATCATAAATTTCTACAGGTAAAGAAATATTTCCAAACATACCGACTATCTGCTTAGTGTTCATCTTGATCGCTGTAGGCTGATACAATCCACGTATTACAGTTGGTTCTTTGATGTTATCCATGAGTAGCGTCTTCTTTTCCTCTGGTGTCATGTTACCATAGATATATGTAGGTAAATCAAGGTATGAACTCATCTATAATAAGCATCATATTAAAGTTTTGATATATATACACAAGTATGCTATGTAGACGACGGTTAAAAATAAAATTTCCGTTTAAAATCAGACCTCGTTTATACATGGTGGTAAAGGTTGAAGAAACTATCATAAAACGAAAAAAACGCCGTAATCGTAAACGGAGAAGAATGAAAACAAAATTAAAGAAAAAGAAGGTAAAACGTATAAATGAGTTTTACTTCGTTCTTTAGAATTTTCGGTAAAAAGGTGGTTAGGAAAGCACCTGTTCGCGTTATTGGTGAAAAATTGTGGTACCGTGGTCACAATCTGAGATATATCCAGAAATCTTGGACTCGTGGAGAAAATCTCAGAAGTTTAAAGAATTAATAAGATGGTCTGTTAAGATGTTTGACTGTTTGACTAAGAGACGACTCTCTAAAGTGGATGATTCTATTCCAGTTTTCAGTCTAAATAACTATAGGGGTTACGCAAGAATAACCAGTGTATATGACGGTGATACTTTCAAGGCGTGTATCATTCTTGATGGGCGGGTCAGAAAATTCATCTTTAGAACTCTTGGATATGACGCCCCTGAGATGAAACCACGACTGATAATTGATAATAGAGATCAATATATACAAGATGCTATTCTAGCGCGAGAGATGTTTAAGGAGGAGTTGGGTTTTGATTCTTCTGCACCACATCAATGGTGGAATCCATTCATGTGTAGAAATAAAGTCAATGGGTGGGTATGGATAGAGTGTTACGCGAATGATAAATATGGTAGAACCCTAGTTAATGTGTTCAAAACTAAACCGTCATGTGATATAATAGATCCAACGTCGGTAAATGATATCATGATTAATTCAGGTTTGGTAAATCCATATGACGGTAAAACGAAGAAACAGTTTATATAGAGTAGGGGTATTTTCTCACCCATAAATTACAAATCCATTTATCACCAGACTCTACAGGTTTCCCACCATGTAAAGCTTTGGATGTTATGAAATTATAGTTATCTAATGTATCAAAAAAGAGTACATCTCCGGCATTAAGTTTATAGGATTTGTTGAGATTTGGAAATGTAGTTTCACCACCCCTATATCCATCATTTAGTGCTATGATGAAAGTGTGTACCCTCATATTATCGTCACCTTTGAATGCGTCTTGATGTGGTTTGTAATGACCACCCGATTTATATTTGAGAACTTGTAACTTTTCACAATTGGTTATAGGTCTATCTGTGTGTTTCAAACACCTATTTATCACGTTACGGACGACTTTATCATCTTTATCTAACCACGCAGTTTCACTCTTACGAATGTTCTCGTCTACCATTTTGTTGTGTGAGATTGTAGACGTTTCGAGTTTATTTGTAGCTTCACTTATGATATGACGTCTTTCCGACTCGGATAAAAAGTTTCTCATTACTATGGGTTCTGGATAACTTGGTAACAAGTATAGAATGAGTAAAATAAGTGCGACCACAATTAATTTACCCTTCATCTTAATATTTACAGATAAAAGTTTTTTGGTGTTACACAGTTGTATCTTGTGCGAATATTGGTGAAAACTTCATTCGCATATAAAAATAACTTCTTTATCATATCAATGATTTCAGTTTCACGTTCTGGATCAATAATGAATTGTCTAAGAAGGTCACCACCAGAATGAGTCAACATCTCATATATGCTTGATAGATCTATCATCTTGTCTTTGAACTTTTCCTGTCTTTGTAAGAAGATCTTAAAATTTTTCTCATCTAGTTCATTTAACATATAAGACACTCTGAGACTTAGATTATTTACAGGTTCTACGTCTATGTACATATTTTCGCGTTCTGCGTAGAATATATACGAGGCTAAATTCATTATATCATTAGATGAACCAACCTCCCTCAACTCACGGTACGTGGGTATGCCACCACAAGGAATGTCACCGTGTTCCCTAGATGTTCCACCTTTTCGTTTAAATTCTATGTAATGTGGATTATGGATACGTCCAGTTACAATCTCACCCGTACGCCAGTCAAATGCTGTATGGCAATCTGGACACCACATCTGAGCACAACCACTCGTTTTATGTATAACAGTACCACATTTGGGACACGATTTACTGTCTTTATTTAGAAGCTTCATAGTTTTTACTGTTTCTGGGTTACATGTATGATCCTCTGTTAACAATTCGTTACAATCACGACAAAATCTATTACTGCACAAACCACAGAAATATTCTTCGTTTAAGAACCCTTTACATTCTTCATGTGGACATTTACGTATAAATTTAGTTGGTTCATTATGAAATGTATCTGTTGAATTTCTCAATCGTTCTAATTGTATATAGATAGCCTCTAGATCACGGTGAAACTCTAATATAGCTGGGTGATTTTGTAAATCTTCATTCGTGACTGGGAAAGATATGTGATTTCTTTGATAGAGTTCAATTAATGAATTACGTAAACGTCTAGCCTCTCTACGTAATTTTCTTATAGCTATCACCCTTTCCACTTCTTTTTGACTTTGGGGCATCAGAGCCTTTTCTCGTTCAAATAATACATTTTCACGATGACGCCTGAGTTCTGTACGCCTAAAATACTTGGTACAGAAAGAATCTACAAATTCACGATTCCATAGAGTTTTGCATCCCATACAATGAGGATCTTCTATGCTTGAGAGAATATACTTTTGGGAACAAGAACGGCAACTAGTTAAATCACAAAAAGGGCAATCAACTTTTTTGTGATTTATCTTGTTCATCTTTTCACAACACACGTCGCATGTAGCCATTAACTTAAAGGAAGTTTATATCTTTAACTGATTATTGACAATCTACAAAACTACTAACTAACTCCATCGCGTCATCTCGTCCATAAATAGTTTGAGTGAAAAAGAGAGTCATCTCTGCTTGCCCATATGACAAGTATGTATCTCGGTACTTTTCATAAATTGAAGCAAGATCATCGAGATTATCATCACACCATTCCACAATATCTTTATCAGTCATATCCCGGTGAAGACCTTGTTGGATGAAATCGACAACCTCGTCACTGAGAGGCATGTCGGTAATCACGGTGCAATCGTCGTCGGGGTGATTCATTTTTTTATCTACTTTTTGTTATTGCCTAGTTTACTTAGGCCTTCATCTCTTTTAATCGCACCTTTGATCCTACCACGAAGCTTGAACACATTTTGCCTCGTCTGCATACGATCTATATTTCTACCGAAGTTCGTGCTAGTCTTTTTAGCCAACTCCCTCAACTCAACCTTCTTGGCCTCCACGAAGTTCTCACGGGATTTGTACTTCATCTTCTTAGCCCTATTGGGGTTGTTGTTAGCGTTGGAATTGTAGTTAGAAATAACCGAGTTTTTGTTGTTGTTGCTATTGTTCTTTTTGTTCTTGACCTGCATCTCAATCTCCTCCCTCCTCTTATTCACGTTGTTCAATAGTTTCACAACCTTCCTCCGGTGATTCATCTTCTCAACCTTGGTGAGACCAGCCTTGGTATACTTGTTCTCAATATTTTTACGAAGTACCACCTTCGCATTGAGCTTATTTTCAATCTTCTTGAGATCTTCGATCGTCTCCGCAGCTCTTAATTCACGGGCCCAAAGACCGATTCTACCCTTGGTAAGTCCGGTACGTTCTTGGAATACACCATTGTTATTGGGTATAAGATTCAGTTCCTTGGTGATCTTATTCTTGAGCTTGTCCCTCTCAGAGTTCATGTTCTTGATAATGTTACGTACATTGTTCTCTTGTTGCTCAACTTCCTTGGGTACATTGTTGATATTCACCTTAACATTATTCACATTTACGACATTTTTAGATGGGGGGAGGGACACGTTGTTGTTGTTGGCACCTAACCGAGGACCTCCATTGAAGCTGTTCTTGTTGTTATTGGACTTGTTGTTGGGCTTGTTGTTATTGGACTTGTTGTTGGGCTTGTTGTTGTTGGGCTTGTTGTTATTGGACTTGTTGTTATTGGACTTGTTGTTATTGGACTTGTTGTTGGGGTACAGAGGGTTATTTTGCATGTTTGGTTCAAATAGGGGATTATTCTGTATAGACTTTTTATTTTTGTTGTTGTTATTATTAGAATTAGAACTATTGTTGTAAATAGGCTCAGCAGCACGCCCCCCTAATCTAATTTCCTTGGCGACATCATTTTGAAGTTGTTTAAGAATCTGATTGGCCACATACTCCACATCAGCCTTCTTATTATTCACGGGTTTATTAGCGATAGCGAGTACTTTATTGTTTTTGGATCCATTACCAATTTGCTTAATAACATCCTTGTTAATTTCTTTCATAATTCCATTAGCTACATAGTTAACATTACTCTTCGTATTTCCGGCTTCTAAAAGCTTTTGCTTTTTGGTGTAAGCTTTCTTAAATACATTGAAAGCGTCCTTATTTCCCCCCTTGTTAGGATGAAGCTTTAGGCTACCATTAAGATAGATCTTCCGCAGTTCCTTGAGTGTAGTAGCCTTATTGATACTAAGAATCATATTCTTAGTCGCATTGTTTAGGTTCATATTGTTAAGTTTGGTATTTCCATTTAGATTTGTCTTGTTAGACACTGCGACTAAATTACGACTGTTTATTCTTTTAGTGATATCCTTCCTCGTGACGTTATTAATGATACCACTGGTAACATTCGCTACAAGCGCTTTATTATTTTTAGAAAGTTTTCGGTTGTTAACCCCGTTGGTTCTTAATGCCATTTGCTTGTTAAATTCAGCATTGGCATTGAACCCATTGTTATTGTTAACTCCAGCTACTACAGCTTTATTCACGTCCTTGTTAATCTCATTGAGAATCTGATTGGCTACGATCTTAACATTATTATTGTTGTTACCAGTTCCCCCGCCGAGCCGCCCATCGCCGCCCCTCCAAGGAGGAATAGTTTCCGGGCCGCCGTCCATGCCCGGCGGGGGATCCCTGGAGAAGCCGATGGGTCCCTCGACCAGCGTGTTTCCACCTATACCCCCATTAGCCATTATGGGTGCGTTTGTACCAGCATTTTTCTTGCACCTACCCATCATTCGGTTCATCATTCCACACTTCTTAGGACCATTGGCACCAGCAGCACCCGCAGCGGCACCAGCAGCGGCACCGGCAGCACCAGCGGCAGCTGCGTTCTTCTTCTTAAACATCCAGTTGAACATACCAGGTTTCTTGGGACCGTTAGCAGCGGCTGCCTTAGCGGCGGCAGCATTGGCGGATTTTGTCGCCATCTTGTTCGCAAACGAAGATTGCTTATCCTTCATCGCATTTCTACCTGGGGCAGCGGGACCACCAGCAAGGAAAGAAGGCTTCTTCTTGAAACCATTGCTAAACTGAGTTGGGGGAGGACCCGCGTTGGTACCAGTAGAAGTGCTAGCGGTTAAGAAAGCAGGCTTCTTATTCTGAGTTGGAGTGATGATCTTGTTAAAGCTCATTTGACTCCCAGAGTTGGTACTGGTACTAGCATTCGTTTGAGTCCCGGAACCAGAAGCAACAAACGATGGTTTAAATTTCAGCTTATTTGGGAAATTCAAAGAGGTGGTACCAGTGTTTTGATTCGTCTTGAATTTCAGGCCATTCTTGTTACCCGAAAGATTCACCGAATTGTTGTTGTTGTTACCACGGTTGTTGTTGTTGAAGCCATTCTTCTTATTGGCATTAAAGTTATTGAAGTTCGAGTTTCGGTTCTCGGTGTTGTTAAAAGCAGAATTATTGTTGAAATTTCTACGGTTGTTGTTGGCTGCTGTGTTGTTCACCGCTGTGTTGTTACGCACTGCTGTGTTGTTCACTGCTGCATTGTTACCCGCGTCCTTGGTTATGAGACGTTTTGATACGATCTTGATGGGTTCACGAATCTTCATATATCTGAGACGCTTTCCGATCGCATCAACTAACTGCTTTTTGGTCTTTTGCTCAATTTGAGATGTGAGACCAACCTTACGTGCAATTCTTTTGAGATCATTACGCTTCGTGGTAGAATCAAAAAGTAGCTCGTAATCTAAATGTTTTAAGGGAGATGCGCGATCGACTAAATACGTCCGATCGGCAGTCATAACAAGTGGGGGTAAAGGTAACTTTCCACCACTAATATTATTGTATGCGTCACACATCTCTTTCCTTGTGAGTTTAAGTTCTTCCCCAGTTTGCATCTTGATTGCTTTTCTGAGGGTCTCGATGTCGGCGTCTGGATCACACGCCTCCGTCATTTATATTAAACTAACAAAAAAAGTACTAAGGAGATATGAACCCTATATTGTACAATTTTACTTTTTCTTCGTAGGACATGTTAAAATTAAACACGTTTGTGTCACGGACATTTATGTCTATAACTTCTACTGGTATATTGTATTCTATTCTGTTTTTAAGTGATGAACGAACTAAACACTCAACATATTGCTTGGGTGTTTCAATGCTTTCCTGATATATGCGATCCATCTTAATTTTCATACACGACACTTCATGTGGTTTCTTATCTAAAAATGGATTGATTGGGTATTGTTCTTGTGTTCCACCATCTACGTATGTTTTACCATCATATTTTCCACAAGCAAATATAAGGGGTACTGCCATACTCATACACACTGCGTCTATAACTTTCATATCTGGATGTGTATCTCGTGAGAAGTATTCAGTTTCATTTGTATTTAGACAGAATGCTGAAATATGAATTTTCATATCCAACTCCCCAAAGGTGGGATCACATCCACATACTTCAACTAACTTCTTACGAATTGGAGACATTGATACAAAACCAAATTTATTGAAAAATGAACCCAAACGTATCTTGACAAAATTCGGGATATCTAGATCAAGGGATATTTCCAAAATTTCATCTACAGACATCCCCAGTGCTAGGAACAAAGCCAAAATTGCACCCGCCGAAGACCCTGAAATCTCCTCCACATTAGCCAATTGAGATTCACGAGCTTTCAGGCATCCTATAAGAGAAAATATAGCCATAGACGCTGGTCCCAAGACTAGATACTTCATCTTCTTACTTAATAGAATTGAGGAAATTGCCGACGTAAAAGCGCGAAAATAACGGCAAAAACTATCGCATGAATCATTACTGATTCTACACTGGTCTCCCCCGACATGTATACACCCTTGGAACCTGGTGGGAGGCTCAGAAGAAGACCTGGACTGAGAAGAAGGAATAGAGAGGTGGTTACGAGAAGATCGGTCTGTGTAAGTACCAAACCCATAACCTTGGCTACTATGCTGTAAACGAGGAAGAACACGAGGGCATGAAAGAATACAGACATTTGATCTGTTTTTCGGTTCATGTAAGACAGTTTTGAGCCGTCGGTAGTAACCACCATACCGGGGCTCAGTGCGAGAAAAAGCGCCGCAGGTACCGCAACTTTCTGAGTAGTAATATCAGGTAACATTTACAATATACACATATAATTTTTAGCATAATCTAGGAAATCGTTAAAAGTTGCAGCCCTCATCATCTCTTCATGGAGACCATTATCATTCACTGTACGCCTGACATGTTTCCAAATATGAGCCAGACGTTCCTCATACCATTTAGTCTGTTCCTGGTATTCCCAAGTAACTCTTTCCTGGAGGGGGTCATGTTCCATGAAACAGAATTCAACAAAGTCGCAAAACTTCCCTGAGTGTGTGATATGGGCATCATACAAGAGAGTATCAATCTTGTTCCACATCATGTGCAATTCATCTGAGTATTGGACTTCCCAGTCTTCGATATTCAGAGGAGTGTTTTCGTGATTAAAATCATCGTCGTCACTGTCATGGGCATCAAACCCGATAGTAGCTTCGTCGACGTATTGGCTCCAAACCATTGTGTATGTTTACTTATCTTCTTTTACGGGCTTATCTTTTATACCTGTTAGTGAAAGAGAAGTTGATTCTTTTACTTTAAGGTTATCTTGAATTGCGTTTAAAGCTCCTTCAACTTTAGCTTCGTCACCACTGAAAAATTTGCTGAGTCCCTCCTTTACAGCGTCCTTGTTAATACCAGCCTTCCTCACAGATTTACGGATGCTGATCTTTCCCTTCCGAAGGTTAATTGTATCAATACCCTGATCTACCATATGTTTCTTAACACTCTCCTTTAGCCTTTTCTCTTCCTGGTTAAGGACTTTGATATCAGATTTTGCTTCAGATAATTGCTTAGTAAGTTCTACGAGCTTAGACACAGTCACACTCAATTCGTTTGGTACGGAGGTCATTTAAATGTTATTCTTTTCAAATCTTTAAGCGCACAAACCACGCTGCATGGTGTCGGGAGTAATAGTAGAATTGTTCCAGACGAAAGGCGACTTGGGGTTGGGTGGATCAGCCCTGATCTGCTGGTTAGCGTTTCTGAGAGCACCACCGATGGTTTCGGGGTAGCCAACCTGAGCACGGGGCTCGAGGAAGTTCTGACCCTTGAGGACATCTTCTGGGGCAAACTGACCAAAGTCCTCCTTGGAGGCCACCTCGCGGGGGAGAAGGGAGGACGCAAGACCAGTACCCTTCTGCATACCGGTAGTGGCGGTGGAAGGACCAGTGGTGGCGGTGGAGCCGAACACACTGTACTCCTTCTCGGTGATGGAATAGTTAGAGGACTTGTTCATGACACACAAGAGGTAGATCACAACAGCGATGGCAGCAAGCATCAAAATTTGCTGAGTGCGACCCTTCATCATAGTTTATATATAGTTAACAAATTTTTTTTATTTGGTCAGAATATCAATTCGTTCTTTGATTACCTTCTGAGGTTCCACTGGAATTTCGGGTTCCGAATCGGGGACGATTTCAGGCTCAGGCTCGGGCTCGGGCTCGGGCTCGGGCTCGGGTTCATCTACAAATGCGTACTCGTCTGGGTAAACATCTGTTACTGGTTCATCCTTGACTGGATCATCGTGAAGGCGAACCTGGACAACATTCCAATGTCCACCGAAAGCCTTTTTGGCGAACCATAAACCTGCGAACTCAACGAGTACATCACAAGTCTTTTCGGGCTGGACATTCTCAAACTCGACCGGTTCCTTGTTGGCATTGAAAACACGAATGGGTGGTTCGGTTATGACGTCTACGGTCATCTGTCCACCATTCATAACGCTGCTGTGGGCACCGTTGATAACACGCTCAGAAAGTTGCTTACCAAACCATTCAACGCAGTTCTCGTGCGCGGCGGAAAGGTTCATATTTTCGATGTCGGTCACCTTTTTGGTATTTACGTCAGAATTGAGGTCAAAAATCATTTCCCCTGAGACTTCGGATACGGTCACACCATTCAGTTGAACGAGGCATTTGCGCTTTTCATCGTTACAGGCCTTCACAAAGTAAAGGCCATCTTCGCCTTTGGCTGGAGCGTTATAAAACATTATGGTATAATTATGTTTCACTTCTTTAACCCAATAAAAGGTATAGCGGCGGCGTTGTTCAGAAGATCTTTAGACACCCAGTTATTACGATTGGCTTTGTAACCATACAACGTCTTGGATGTGTTGATATTTTTCGGTAAGGTCTTAGCCTGGGTAGGTCTTAGGGGGAATTCATTTTTAACGTAAGCGTTATTTTTCACGTTTTTCCATTTTAGGTTCTTCAAATTAAAACGTTGATTCCCGTGTGTCTTCTCAAAACCTTCCACATTCATCTTATTGTTTACCGGTTTTAGACCATGAACAAGTTGTTTAGATAAGCGCTCCTTTGAAGGTTCCGTAGTGAATTTGGAGTACTTACGGGGATCCACCTTTTTCGCTTTTCGAACATTCACATTCCTATGTTTTACCACGGAGGTTGTCGTTTTGGATATTATCTTGCCACGAACCTTCTTGAATGCTGACTCCATAGAATCTGAGCTAGTAACTCTCTTATCAAATATTCTAGCGAGTCTGATTAGACGAAGGCGATCTTTACCTTTCTTTTCTGGTCTCAATCTTAACTTCTGCATCAAGTAAATATCTTCAATCAGGAATTCTTTACTAGCGATGTAGAGCTTTTGGTTATTCATCATCTTACCTGTGAGTGCGTCTCTGTAAATAATACCCTTACGCTTAGTCTGGGCAACTTCGTACCCAAACTCGTTTGGTCGCATGAAAGGTATGTCTAGAATACCACCTATATTCTGTTCTTGAATTCTACCATTCGCTGGTGAAAAGAAACGTATATTTAAATCCAATGCGAACAGTTCTACATCTATAAACACATCACTTTTGGAAGGTTTATTTGTAGATCCACCTTTCTTTTTCTTAATCAAAGTGTACCGTCTAGTTACGTATGGACCTGTTTTACTAAAACCAATACCCATGAACTTGAATAATTTACTATGCTTTTCTTGGAATGACATAATACGCTTTTTGATTCGTACGTTGAGATTTTTCGCATGTTTACCCAACATATCCCACAAGAGTAGTTTGAGAGCTTGAAGTTTACCAAAGTACTTGGTATTTGTTTTCATGAAAGGAACAAACTTCGCGTCAATATCTGTAGTGACTATACGGTCATTGAAATCTACATAATAATTAAACGCCTCACCACCACTCACAATGAGATCACCAGAGGATTTGAGACTTTGGGTAAGATTTCCAATGGTGTCAAGAATTATGTCTCGAATGGAGTCTGTTACCAATACGTAAACCATTTTCTCCAAACTCTTATCAGAAAATTTGTCACGCAGACGCTGTCGGAATTTCCCCAGATCTCTCTGTTCGTTCCTGTCGAAATATTTTTTCAACTTTGCATCTTTGAAAAGTAAATTTTCATTTACATATTTTTCAATGGTACCCTTCGAGTAACTTTTCTCGTCCATTAATATATTGGGATATAATAATATGGTCTGCAACGTGATCGAAGAATGTAGGTGCTACGCCTATGATGATGTGAGAAATCCTAAGAAGGAACAATTTTGTGGTGTACGAAAAGGACCTCATGTCATTCCATGTCCAAAAGATTGTTGTGCTGGTGGATGTCCTGGTAAGATACCTAAGCAACCATTCAGAATCATCAAACGCCCAAACACCAAAAAATCTAGAACGGGACTCAATCAAATGGAGATAAAGGTCTTAATGTATTTAGCCGTAATTTTGGGTTGTATTTTCCTACTACTTCTCTGACTTAAAGATTAACCACCTAGATAAGATATAATGTCTCTTGAAACCATTCAAACTGAAATTGCTGCTCTCCGCGCTGATGTCAAGTCTCTCGTTAAGCTCGTTCGCAAGGTGAAGAGCGTCCAGGATGATCCTACTGGTGAGAAGGCTAAGGCTCGTGCCGCGAACAACGGTTTCAACCGAAAGCAGGAAATTACACCTAAGTTGCGTGAGTTCCTAGCTCTTCCAGCCGAAGAACTCATCTCTCGCTCTGAGGTTACCAAGTTCGTGAACGCGTACATCATTGAGAAGGGTCTTAAGCATCCCGAGAACGGTCGCCAAATCATCCTTGACGACAAGCTTCGCGATCTCCTCGCTCCCCCCGCGGATGTTGTTGTGACGTACCTTAACCTCCAGAAGTACCTCTCCCCCCATTACATTAAGAAGGCTTAAAAAATAAAAACATATACTAATAAATCATGGTAACTTTCGTTACTAAACCTCAAATCGAACAACTTGTTGGTACAAAGATCAAAAATCTTGATTTGTACCAAAAGGCTTTTACACATAAATCTGCTCTCAAGGAGTATGAACAACTAAACGAATCATTTGAAACTTTAGAATTTATTGGTGACTCTGTACTAGGCTTCGTTATCACTAAATTCCTATTTGATCAATATGAAAGTAAACAAGAAGGTTTTCTCACGAAGGCTCGCACGAAGTTGGTTCGTGGTGAAACACTGGCAAATATAGCCAAGATTCTTGGTCTAGAGAAGATGGTCGTCATGGACGAAAAGGGTATGCGCAACGGTTGGAATAATAACCCAAAGATTTTAGAAGATGTTTTTGAAGCCCTCATCGGGGCTCTCTACATGGATCTGGGACTCCTCCACGCAAAGGAGTTTGTTCTAAGAATTTACAATGACCCCAAATACATTGATCTGAATCTGATTATGATTGATGACAATTTCAAAGATCATCTGATGCGCTATTGTCAGCTCAATAACTGGCAACTTCCCGAATATCGTGTGTCTGGACATCACGAAGGGATTTTTTACATTGATATCTATGTAAACGGTCAATTTATGAGTAGAGGTGCAGCAAAAAGTAAGAAGCAAGCTGAGCAAAACGCAGCTAAGTTATTCTTCGAACAGCTTAAAAAGTATAGAAACTAAATATATAACATGCACCCGAATGTTAAAGCCGCGTTAGATCGAGAATATGCGGCACAAAAGTCGGAAGAGTGGCTTGCTCTCCGTGGTAAAATGTTGACTGCTTCAGATGCCGCTACGGCGATAGGTAAAAATAAATACGAAACACCTGAAGGTCTTCTTCTTAAGAAGTGTGGCCTTGGTGAAAAGTTCACTGGTAACGCAGCTACTCGACACGGTGAGCTTTATGAGGACGAAGCACGTATCTTATATGAACAGCGTCACAATGAAGTTGTGCACGAACTCGGTCTCTGTCCCCATCCAGTTGAAAGCTGGCTTGGTGGAAGCCCTGACGGTGTAACCGAATCTGGAAAATTGGTCGAGATCAAGTGTCCTCCCCAAAGGGCAATCATCCCTGGAGAGGTACCTGAACATTACATGCCACAGCTTCAACTTTGTATGGAAATTCTCGATTTAGAATCAGCGGATTTTATCCAATACAAGCCCGCGGCTACCAATTGGCCAAAGCCGGAGGAGTTTGACGTGGTTAACGTTCCCCGTGACCGTGAATGGTGGAAGACTTACCTCCCAGTTATGCGAGAATTTTGGGACAAAGTTCTCTATTTTAGAGAACACATAGATGAACTTCCACCACCTAAGTTGAAGAAGACTAGGAAGAAAAAACAAGTTGAACCACTACCTTGTGAGATTGAACCTCACCCCGAAGAAGACGTTTTTCATGAAGATTGAAGGATTTAACGGACGCCTCTTTGCGCCTTATCAAAGAGATGGTGTCAAATGGATGCTTGATATGGAAGCTCAAACATCTGGACCTAAAGGAGGATTCTTATGTGACGAAATGGGTTTGGGTAAGACTGTGCAGTTGATTTCCACCATACTTGCTAATCCACAGCCTCGCACTTTGATCGTCGTACCCAAATCTATTATCACACAATGGGTCGAAGAGATTAACCGCTTCGCACCCAAATTGACAGTCGCAGTTTTTGATGGACCGGATCGAAAAATTGACTGTGACGCGGATGTAACGATTACACCCTACACTTTGGTGTCATCTAGGAAGAATGAAGCCACTCCACTTCATTGCCTTTTTTGGGATCGTGTAATTCTTGACGAAGCACATGAAATCAGAAATAAGTCTTCTAAGACGTTCAAAAGTGTCTGTACTCTCAAGACTGATATCAAGTGGCTTGTCACTGGTACACCAGTTTTCAATTCTATGGAGGATTTTGTAACTCTTTGTACATTTTTGGGTATTCCCAAAAACTTTGTTCAAGGGAGAACCAAAGAGATCAAAGATATTTACATCCTCCGTAGAACTAAAGAAGATCTGTCAAAGATCAATGAACGTTTGACTCTTCCACCTTGTTATTTTGAGAATGTGGAACTTGAAATGTTACCAGAGGAAAAGTCACTCTACGAGTGTGTTTTTTTGGAAGCACAGGAAACCATCCAAGAGGCTTTCAGACACGCTCAAAGTCTCAACTCCAAGAACATGATCATTTTGGAATGTCTTCTTCGTGCTAGGCAGTGCATGATTTGGCCACAGATGTATCTGAACGGAGTTGCCAAACAGAATGAGACTGTACCCACAAAATGGAAGGGTCGGTCAAACAAGATGGAGACCCTTTTCAGACTCCTGAAAGAACACCCAACTGAGAAGTCTCTCATTTTCTGTCAGTTCAGGGGTGAGATGAATTATATTCAGTCTCAACTTGACTGCCCAGTTTTTAGGATTGATGGGTCAGTTCCAAAGGAGGAAAGGGTCAGGCAGATCAATGGATTTAAGAAGATTGAATCCGGTGCCGTCTTTATCATCCAGATTAAGAGTGGTGGCCAAGGTCTCAATCTTCAAGAAGCGACGCGTGTCTACATCACGGCACCCGCTTGGAACCCAGCGACCGAACTTCAGGCGATTGGTAGAAGTCATCGTACCGGTCAGACCAAATCTGTGTATGTAAAGAAATTGGTATACAAGGAATGTTCGCGTTTCATCAGTGTGGAGGAAGAAATGATGGCTTTACAAGGCCATAAATCTTTGGTCTGTTCAGAGGTTCTCAATGATGATCGGGTTAAAACTCAAATTCCTGTAAACAGGACGTCAGCCAAAATTTCAATTCTGGACATCAAGAAAATTTTCCGTGCTTAATATAAAAATGACTGTTGGTTCCCGTGCGGAAGTTTTCCATGGTAACGCTGATAAGACCCCCGGTGGTCTCTCCAAGAAGGATCTGATTATGAAGGATGGCCGCGTTGTTTCCAAGGCGGCGAGCAAGGCTGCCCTCGCTCGTATGAAGAAGGAGGGGAAGAAGGCTATGGTGAAGGTGTTCAAGCCCAAGAAGTCGGGTTTCAAGCTTCAGCCCAAGATTGGTACCGTCGAGTATGAGAAGAAGATTGCTAAGATGCAGTAAAATTTTGTCTATATACTATAAGAATGTCTCTCAAGCGCTGGGAAGACTCGGTGAAGATCGCTAAAATTAGACTAGGTTTAGACCCTAAGGATTTTACCAGAATACAGGGTAAATTACTTAAGGAGGCTCAGACGATATATCGTATTTTGATGTTGAATAAAAATGTCAGTAAAAAGTAATAATGGCTTCGAATAACCAAGGTCAAGGTCCCAACAATGCCGCACGTAACCCCAATGTTGCCGTGAGAAACAACAACCGAGGCAACAATAGTAACAATAACAAGAAACCTAACAATGGTAACGGTAACAAGTTACTGAATGGTTTAACCAAGGGTCCCAATAACAACCGTGGTAATAACACCAAGAACAACAATGCTAGAAATGGTAACTCTGCGATGGCTCGTGCTCGCGGTAAGTCTCTAGCTGAGCAGGCCCAATCCCAGGGGTACGCGATGGCGCAGAAGTCTCATGAACAGGCTCTCGCCATGGTTCAACAGGCTCAGGCCCAAGCCCTCGAGAAGGCGAAGCAGGTGGCTATCGCGAGGGGTCTTCAGTTTAATGCCAATGTACCTACTAACTACCTGGATTCTCAGGGGCGTCGGATAATGCAGGGAGCGAATGGAGGTTCATATGTAAACACTTCGAGTGGTCGTAACTACAAACCCACTCCCGCGTTTCTTAACCAGATGGGAACTAATGTAGTTTCCCAGGTTGCTGGTAACCCACCTAATTTGGCCCAAGCCAACTAAATAATAATATAGTGATATAGTAAAACATAATGGGTTTCGGTGCTATGGCAAAAATGGCCGCGAAGGCTGCTGCGAAACAGGCGAAGGCTGTGGCTAAGAACGCCGCCAAGGAGGTAGCTTCCAATATCAAGGGTGCGGCTAAGAATGCCGCTAGACAACAACTTAACAAGGCTAAGTCTGCGGCTGTAGGTGCCGCGACTAACCAGATCACCAGGGCTACCGGTGCCCTCAACCAGGCGCAAGCGAGGGCTGCGCAGAAGATTGGTGCTGCTCAAATCGGTGTCCAAGCTGGTCTCCCCGTGATGGCTGGTCCCCGTGGAGGTAACTTCAGGCTTAACGCCAGGGGTCAACGCATGCCTATGTTACCTATCAGGTAGAACAAACTGAAATCCTTTTAGATTTTGGGGTTCGTAAACCACGAGTTGATATAATTTCCAAGTACATCCAAACATCCTATTCAAGAAATACACGCTATTGAGTTCAACGATAGCATGTCCAGAATTCCTTGCATAGAGACCGTTTGTAATCTCATCCCTGATGGGGTTCTTATCTGAATTGTAGACTGTAGCTTTGATGTTATCTTCCATATCAGTATCAACCTTCACACGAAATTTCGGTTCGCGTTCAGCAGACATCTTAAGATTAGAATTGAACATTGGTTGAAGCTCCTCCTTTGTCATTGGCTTACCAAAGATTACATCACTTTGTTCAACCACAGAATCAATGATCATATTCTCAATTTTTCGTAGAGACTCGTAAAACTTCTTCATGTAACTGTCTTCCTCATCGTACCCCTTCACCGCGAAATCGATATTGTACTTGGTCTGACCTACCTCCGGTGTAAACCCAGAAACACCAAATGGCATATACATACGAGGGAGCTGTATACGGAATGGAGTTCCCTGTTTTGTACTAATGACAATTTTTCTATTATTATATTCGTTGATCTGAATGTTTTCAATTGTCTTATCCATCAGTTCTAACCATACAACACTTGTAAACTTTAAGCCGAACAAGCCACACAATCTGGCTCTAAACTGAACTGGATTGGTCGAGCCTTAGCCTTGGATCGCAGATAATACATTCCGGTTTTGAGACCAGATTTCCATGCGTACATGTGCATCGAAGATAACTTGGACATTGTGGGACTTTCCATGAACAGATTCATCGACTGACTCTG